TTTGCTATTTTGTCAAATATGCTTTCCATTTTTTCTTCCTTTTAAGTTTTTAATAAATTATACCATTCCAACCACCACTATTCAATTATCAATGTACTGTTCCGATCATTTTCGACTATCTTCGATATTCAAATTTACCTTTTATGTAGTCTGCCAATGCCTCTTTTAGATTCTTTTCTATCAACATGATTGATCCTCCTACTTCCCACGCTTAATAATCTTCCGTTTCTTCCTGCTTCCAGTTCTCAGGAACGTACTCCGTTTCCCATTCTTCTTTTTCATCGCTGCATCAACTTCCTTGTAAGCTCTGTCATGTCCTCATATTCACGCTCTTCAAAATTCTTAAACTTCCCCTGTTTCTCTGGCTGCTTCTTTACTTTCGGCTTTCTCTTCTGAACCGGATACAGGTTCTTCCATCCGCCAGCTGCAGCCTTATTCAGGATCGCTTTCTGTTCAGCCAGATCAGAGGACAGAGATAAGAGATCTTCCCTCAAAGCATTTACCTGTTCTTCAGAGATCTCTCCCCAGTTCTGTGATCGGACAAGAAGATAGAACTGAAAAGCTGATTCAAGGGAAGAATCGCTGAAAGCGCCCTTATATACATTACTTTTCTTTACTTTCCTTTCCTTTCTATAAAGCGAATCATCATTTGTCCCCTGCACATCATCATTTGTCGGTTGCATATCCGAAAATAAGCTGACTTTAACTAGGCCTTTGCATTCTTCGGGTTTCAAAAGCCAATACTCACCATATACTGTTTTACTCCGCCGCTCGGATAGTACCGCCCAAAAACGACGCTGGATACCTCTACTGGTCAAGATCCCCCACCTGTCAAATAACCCTTTGTCAAAAAGATCCACTTGCAGGCAGTAATCCACAGTCTCTTTTACTGTACCGGAACCGATGCCGCCGCCCATCCGCCTTGCTGTCGTTGCACAGTCGTCATAGCCCCATTCGTAGAAATACCCGTTTACTTTATATGCCCTCTGACACAAAAAGAAGTAGATCCCGAATCCCTTCCATCCTTTTGCATCGAGAAGTTTGTCTATTTTCTTATCACCATCGAATATGTCAACCGACCATCCGGAATAATCAATTCCTTGTTTTGGTCGTCCTGCCACTTCTTACATTTCCTTCCTTTTTATCCGGTATACTCCTCAACTGTCACATCCAGCCCCTCTACCGCCGAATAACATTTCTTTGCCTGAACCAGTGCGATCTGCGTATCATCATGATAAGCAACCCCGTTCAGTGCATCTGCTACCACCTTCACAATATTGTCCATGTCCGGTTTCTTCAGCGGCAGCTCTCTTCCCTCTAGCATATCAAGCTTCCGTTTCTTCGATACGCTCTTTGGCGGAAGATACCTTGCAATAATCCGGAGCGTCACAGGCTTTTCTCTTTCCAGGAACGCTCCCTTTGCCATCTGCAGATACCGATCTTTGATGAAGTTCTCATACAGAACCGTGTTCTCCGGCGTAGTGGAACAGTGCTTCTTTGTCGATACATTATAATATGTCCGCGCCCTGGCTTTTCCCTGCGGCTTGCCCGGAACCGTAAACATTACTGATGTCATTCCCTTTTTCCTTTCTGCCGGCACTTACACAACAGATGCTGCATAATGCCGGCTTGCTTTCTTGTTATCAGGTTACGTGTGATATATTATTTTTAAGGAGATGTTATTATCTATGCGATAATCGTAATGTGGTACTTCTCAAGTTCCTCTGCCAGTTCATATGCCAGATATTCCTTGATCTTTTTCATGGTCGCATTTTTCCATAAACCTCCATCTGCCTCTACAAGCTTGAAGGATGGTCCACGGTCACTGTCTTGGATCCGGAATACATAACTGCTCTGTGGCTGCTCAATTTCTGCAAATGTACGATACGGTCTGAGTTTTACCGGATTCGGTACGATCACATCGGTCTTATTTGCAATCCCGCTCTTGATCGTGGTTTTCTGACTGACACCATCATCATCGTAGTTCGCTGTTGTTCCTGACTGGATGTTTCCAGCAACCTGTTTCAGCACTGTCAGATCATCAGATCCAATGAAGTTTGCCTGCAGCTCAATCAGGAAGCGTTCCTGATCATAATAACGGTCAAACTGGAATTCATTTACAATGGCAGTTGCCTTCATAAGCTCTTCCCTGTTACGTTCGTCCACCAGTCCGGAATAAAGCCTTACCTCTGTAGGACTGATCACATGCAGGATCATGGTATCCCGGAGTTCTTCCGGTTTCCCCTTGATATAATCCACAATGGATGTCAGGGTATTTACACTCAGGGAATCCGCCTTCGGGAAATAATGGTATCTTGTCAGATTTTTATTGCAGTATGTATTGCCGTTGATTTCAAGCACCTTCGGATCCATGCTGCCTTCTTTCAGGTTTGTGATAAATTCAATTGCTTCTTTTAATCCTTCCATCGTCTTACTCCTCCTATGCCTGTTTCGCTGTTCTTAAATCAATCACTTTGCCTGTGTGTTCCGGTACGGAATCAGCCACAACTTCTCCGGTATTCTTGTCGATCACCTTTCCATCTACTACCGTGGTTTCTGCCTCCGGTACAGCTCCAGGAATGTCCTGTACAGACATCTGTCCTGGAATCTGGTTGCCGATCTCTACCGCTTCCACTTCCCCGGTGCGGAGATCTCTTCCCATGCTCAGTGCAGTGACTGCTCCGAGTGCCGGTGCAAGGGTTGTCTTCGTCTGAACTCCGGTTGCAATAAAGTTTCTTTCCTGATTCGGCTTAAATGCGATCGTTACCGTAATCTTTCTCGCTGTGCCGGCATCCGTGTTCGGATCCTGGATGTTCTTCGTGACCTCTTCGATCGCCCGGTTTACTTGCGCGGTAAATGCTCCGTTTGCAAATGTTTCTAAGTTAATGTGCTTCATAATTCTTTTTCCCCTTTCTTAAATCTATCCAAAAAATGATGCCTCAATACCCTTCGGATCCGGCTGCTGTGTTCCTGGCGCCGCCGGCTGGTCTTCCTGGACCTCCTGTAACTCCTGATCGGATACCACTCCATCATCTTCCGCCTTCACTGCATCCACATATTCTGTCTTTCCGTCCTCATGGATCACTGCCATATCCTTATCAATGGCATTCTGAAGATCAATGCTCATCGTCCCCCATTTGCTGATCAGCTGGCGGAGCATTGTCTTATGTGCCATTGCATCAAAATCTTTAAACCAGAATGAAGAATATTTCCACATATCCTTTTCCGGTATCTTTCCTTCCTCAAGCAATTCTAACGATTTTGCTCCGCCGTTTTTGTAAAATGCAAAAGAATACTTTTCTGCATGTGCCAGCATTCTCTGTTTTGACCAATAAATACTGTGTCTATATCCGTTTACTTCCTCAAACATTGCATAATAGCCAATAGTCGGTGTATTCTCTCGGACATAATCATCTTCAATCAAATTGATTTCCAGTTCCTCTTCCAATGGATTATAGGAAATCAGTTCGCCTGCCTTAATGGAAAGGACATTGATCTTTTTATATACGCCGCTTCGCTTTGCCAGCTGAATATACCCTTTATACCCAAGCTGGAACTGTGCTTCCTTGCAGCCTTTCTTCTTATTATCGAACGGGACCATATAAAACTGACCAAGCTGCGGGGACGGTGAAAGATTCAGCGCTTCTCCGAGTAATGCAGCGTTTACGATACTCGGGCTTGTACACTCCTGCAGCGCCGGTGTACTCTGCACCGCACTTACAATACTGGAAATGAACCTTGTCCCATTCTTTCCACCAACGACCTGATTGATCTGCTTCTTTACTGCATCGTTCTGCAGGTAAACTGATAACTTCATTGACTGGTCCTGTCTTGCCAGACTATTATTTACTGCCATATCTTATTCCACCTTTCCGAATCGAATCTGATTCTTTAACATATATTCACGGAGCGCCATGATCTGCTCCCTGGTTCCCCATACACGGAAATCCAACTGGAATACCGGCTCTTCCTCTTCCGGAATTGAAACTGCTTCCTCTTCCGGTACAGATCCGGATGCTGTTTCTTTCTCTTCTGCCAGTTCTTCCTTCTGTTCAGCTGCAGTCTGCTGCTTCGCTGCCTCTTCCGCTTCCCTTGCTTTCCGCTCTGCCTCCATGCGTTCTGCTTCCAGCTTTCTCTTCTGGATATCGGCAAGCCTCTGTCCTTCCTGGATTGCCTGGTTCATATCCAGTGTCTTACGGTAAACTTCCATTGCTTCAAACTTAAATTCCGGAAGCTTGCTGATCGTTACCACATCCGTACCGATCTGATACATCCGGCTCTTCATCTGCTCTTCGATCTTTGGCAGTGTAACCGTTGCATTCAGCCACTTTTCATCCCAGATCATGTCCAGCTTCACAAAACTCTGGAAACCGACGGTCAAAAACAGTTCCTCAATCTCTTCCCGTTTTGCAGCCTTGCGGCGCTCATCAAGCTCCTTGATCTGAGAGTCAATCAGTCCGATCGGTTCATCAATCAGAGCCGTGATTTCCTTGACCTGCTGCTCAAACTTGGTGTACGGCTCCATGCAGATCTTCTTGACACGCTTCCGTTCGTCCTCGAAAGCTTTTTTCAGCTTGTTCAGATCTGCCCGATCCGCTTTCATGTCCTTGAGCGAATCCTCTGTGTAGGCGATCGTCTTATAGTCCTTTACCTTCTCAGCAATCGCAGCCTTTAATTCCTCGTTGTTCCACAGGATCTGCTCTGTAAGCCAATTCTCCTGCGGATTTGTGATCCGTAATTCCATACGCTCCTCCTTCTTTTTTAGATCTCTGGAAGTATCAGTGGCGGTTTCCGTCCGCTTTCCACATACTTCCAAAACTTGATTTCTTCCTTCTGCAGATAATCCAGATCAGCCTGGACTTCTGCTCTTTCAATAAAATAATGTTTTACCTGTGTCCGGACATCTGTTCCCCAGTTACTCCGTAAATGTGCCCGGAGAACAACAAACTCATATCCGGTAACAAGCAGATAATGCAGCACCTGAATGTAATAGTTATCCGGGATCCGGTCCTTCCATTTCTCATATTGCATAGACTGCAGAATGTTGGTGGTCTTAATCTCCAGAATCCCTTTCCGGCCGTCCTGATCAACCAGCTCTCCATCCAGAGAAGCCTGCATGAACGGATACTCCAGACTCTGCAAGATCCGGAATTCATGGTGTGTGACCTGATACTGTGGATAATCCAGGCGGAACAGCTCCCTGATGAACTGCTCCGCCTCTTTCCCATAGATCACATAAGGCTTTTCTGAAATGTCTGGTGCAATCCTTCTGCCGGTCTTTTCTTCAAACAGCTCAATGTTTGTTTTGTATGGGTTCTTTCCAACCACAGCACTTGCATCACTTCCGCCGATTCCGTTTAACCGCCCCTTCAGCCAGGCTTTTTCATCTTCAAAATCATAGATTTTATAAGGTTCCATCTTTTCCTCACGCTTTTCATATGATGATATATGTATGTTCTGTTCCGTCTATATGCTGTTCTGCCACTTCTACCGCTTCCTCGTAATAACCGAATAAGCCGTAGATCCACCCATCAGAGCACCGAATAATCAATGGTTTCTTTTCCATTATCACGCCCCCTTTAGGTACACATCTTCCTCTAAAGTGGCAGATTTTTCAGAAGCATCATCACTTTACCCATTGCCACCATTGCTTCCTGTGTGACTTCTTCATCTGTTGCAAAGCCAAGCCTTACTGCCTGTTCAACGAGTTTTTTTGTTTCAGCTTCGCTATAGTCTCTTTTCTCCACCATGGCTGTTCTAATGCTTCGGATAATACATGATAGATCCGTCATTATATCCGGAACTCCATTCACTGCCTTAATTTCACACATCCCTTTTTCAACTTTGATCATTGACTTTCTCCTCCGATTTTCCTATAATTTAGTTGAGTTTTTTGTTATGTGCGCCACTGGAAGTTGCCGCTTCCGGGCGCATTTTTATTGTCTTTACGCCTATCCTATCCAAATGATTTGCCAGATCCGACAAGTATGCGATCGCATTATTCTTGTAATACTCGGATGTACCGTCAACCCTTTCCAGCGACTGCAGTTTGTTGATCATCTTATCAAGCTCTGACGTTCTCATGCTCTTACGCTGCTTCTCTTCTGGCATGCTCTCTCGCCTCCCTTATTTTCCTTTTCCGATATTGGTGCTCTTGATACCTGAAACATTCCAACGCAAACGCTCCGGCGGCGAATGTAACGATTCCCAGTGCCTCATACAAGTAAAACAATTCCTGACTCTTTTCCGAACCGCCACCAATCATAAGCACAAGCCCTGAAATAATAGTCACTTTACTAAGTATCTTTGCGATCTTATAAAACATTTTTCATCCCTCCTTTGCTTGTCCAACTGGTACCGCTTACGCGGTTTTCTCCTGCTGGTACCCAAAATGCTCTACAAACTTTCTGGTCATTTCCATGATTGCCTTCTGCTTTTCTTCCGGCATCATGGCTGCCATGTCAATTTCTTTTCCATCAATTTCTGCAATAAAAATATGTTGCAAATCCACCACCTCTCTTTAAACTATGCGATACTGATTGTACTTGTTGATTTGTCCTACGTTTTCTCCTATACTTTAACTACCAGCACCGCCATGCTGAGTAATTATAAAAGGAGATTTTTTATGAGACATCAAATTGACTGGAGCGCTACTGCTGCTTGGATTGCCTTGGCTATTTCTATTATTAGTCCTGCAATCACAACCATTCATTCTTACCAATCGCCATCAGCTCAAGCTACGAAAGCTCGATATTCAAGAAAAGCATTCCAGCGCATAGAATGTTACTATCAAAAAGCAAATAACATTTATATTCACTTCTGCTCTCTACTCCCTCCCTTCTTCTGAACCTGTTTCATCTGTTACAAACTACTAATTACTTTCCTCTATTGTTGGAATATTGCTCATACTTATTTTTATGATTTCGTTTCACTCGAATCTTTGTATTTCTCGAAGTCTTACCTTTTGTCTTTCCAGTAAAATGATTTAAATTATATCCAAACATTGTCTTTTTTCCCTTGTTCTCCTATACTTTTCTTACAGGGTATGCCAGTACCCAAGTAACAAAGAAAGGAGTATGCATATGCTTAAAATTTATGCTTGTCTCGCTGGTGATTGGGTTTGTCTTACCGATGATCCTGATTGCACGATCGGTGAAAACAAGAAATCTCCTAGTGTTTGGTGGGAAGAAAACGCTTCCATTTATTCACCTGGAAAACGTCCTTCTGATCTCCTTGATAGCTTTTATGGACTAGATTATGTTCATATTAGTTATAAGGGCAATGATTGGAGAATTAATCCAATTTACATCCAAATCGTGAACGGATAGCTTTTTTTACATTTTCAGAATCGGTGAGTTGAAGACTTCTCTTTGATTCACCGATTTGCCGATCAAACTCAGAATCAATACCTTCTCGCAATTTGATCCATTCAAAATATGAAATACCTTTTAGCGCTTCTATATATTTATCCACTTTCTACTCCCTCCCTTCTTCTGAACCTGTTTCATCTGTTGCTGAAATCAATTCATCCACAGTACATTTCAGAATATCGGCTACTTTCTTAATGTTTTTAACTGTTGGACTTACACTATTTCCCCATTTGCAAATACTGCCCGTCGATACATTTGCTTTTTCCTCTAACTTGTTAATCGAAATCCCACGTTCTTTTGCAAGTTTACAAATATTTTCGTAAATCAAATTCACACCTCCTTTTTCAATATAAGTTCTGAAAAAATCACTAAATAATATTGACTAACTTCTGAAAATATCCTATAATTTGAATTACCACAAACAAATAAATAGCATATTTGCCATTCTGATTATTTTTGCGATTTTTTCAGAACTTGTAATTTTATTATACGCGATATATTCAGAATGTCAAGAAGTTTTTGCGATTTTTTCAGAAAGGGCCTAAAAATATGAAAGAACGTATTAAAAGCTTGTGCAAAGACTATGGAATATCAATGAACAAGCTCGAAGAAACTCTTGGATTCGGAAAGGGGTATATCAGTAAATTAGGAAACAGTACACCTAATGCTACGAAAATAAAGAAAATTGCTGATTACTTCAATGTATCTGTCGACTACTTAATGACAGGAAATGAATCAGATACAGAAAAGTATTATTTAAATGATGAAACTGCACAGGTAGCACAAGAAATATTTGAAAACAAAGAACTGAAAGCGCTGTTTGATGTCCAGAAAGATATGGATCCGGACGACTTAAAAGCTCTGCATAGCATGGCTCTTGCGCTTAAACGAAAGGAACGTGGTGATATTGACGACACCGGATGTTAATGTCGTTCTTATGGATTTTCCTAGTAAAAAAGGAAATGAAATGGTTGTTTCGAACGAAGACGGAAGCTACACGATACTGATTAATGCCGGATTGAATTATGAATCTCAGCTTAAGGCATATGAGCATGCCATGAGCCATATAAAGAATGATGACTTTTCAAAAGATAATGTTCAAGAAATTGAATACTACGCTCATCATCCACGCAAAGATCCAGAACCGGCTCAAATCTATCTTGATCGCATCAAGCAACTGCAAGCGGAACAAAGACGATTAAAGAAGCGGATTGCTCGTGATCAGAAACGTGTTGAATTTCTACAGGAACATTGTGATATGTTCCAAAGAGCTGAGCATCACTATCTATATGGTGATGACTTATAAATCATAGACAGGTGATAGTAAATGGGATTATTTAAATTTTTATTAGGACAGCCTTCCAGAGAATACAGTGATAACGTAAAAGGAAAGTGGGCTGAAGACGCTTGGTCAGACAAAGATCATCGAAAAATTACGGATAAATACTACCCGCAAATGGAGAAAATCGAAGAACAATGGTCAATAATGTATAATCTTAAAAATTATACTGGAAAGCGCGCTGAAAAATTTGAGCAACTTTGTAAAGATAATATATCTTTATATAAGCAGATGGCAACCATTGAAAACTCTTATGGCGAAACTCCTCCACCGAATGCACCAGCTTTCAAGCGTTTAGCTATGCTATATGAAAAGAATAAATTATACGAAAAAGCCGTTTCGGTATGTACTGATGCTTTATTATACGGTGCTTATGCCGAAAACATGAAAGGGCGATTAGCTAGAATGATAAAGAAAGCCGGCCGTACTCCTACTGCCGAAGAATTAAAACTTATAGATAACTAATTTGATTCATCCAGTATCTCTAACCATAAATACCCCGCCCTCTTGACACTTATGTATTTGTATGGCGGAGATATCTGATTGAATAAATGAACTCTGGAAAAAACGAAAGGAAGAGACATATGAAAAAGAAGAAAGCACTACTAGGATTGATTGCTGCCATTGCGATCATTGTCATCGGTATTTGTGTTTGGTACTTTCAGGTGAAAAATCCTCATGATCTTGCAGAAACAAAGTTTAATGTTGCAGTCAAAGAAGTAGACGCCAAGAATACTGAACTTACCTCTGCAATGAACGATGCTCAGAAAATATTGGACAAAAAGGAAGCAGTTTATGATAACACTACTAAAGAAGCCTTTATTACTGCTCTTTCCGATGCAAAAGCAGCACAGCGCAAAATACCAGATCTACCAAAAAAGACAGCAGATATCAATGCTGAAACGAAAAAGCTTTCTGAACCACTGGATTACTCCTCTGTAATTAATGCTATTTCTGAAAAACAAACAGCTTATCAGAACAGCGTTCTGCAGATGAAGCAAATCACTAATCCTAATGAAGATTTCGTTATTCAGCGCTTAAAGGGAATTCCAAATATTTCCGGATATCAGGCAGTCACAGAAGATCATGATCCAAACGGAAATCTAAATAAACAGGGAGGCTACACTTCCACAGTTTATTTTTCTACTCCTCTTATCGACCAATCTAGTGTATATGGAAATGACATTGTAGATAAAGGAACTGAATGCGGTGGAGCTATCGAAGTTTATGCATCAGAAGAAGATGCCGAAAAGAGAGATTCGTATCTTGCCAGCTTTGATGGTGCAGGAATGTTAAATTCCGGATCTCACAAAGTTTTAGGTACTATCGTAATCCGAACCTCAACCAAATTAACAGCTACACAGCAAAACGAGTTCACCAACAACATTACAAACAAATTATTAGAATTACAGTAAAATACTAAAAAATCCCCGGTGTTACCAGCACCAGGGAAAACGAGAAAACTATAGGGTGTTTGGAACACAGTACAATTCTCTCCCTCACAAAGATTATTGTATCACAAAAATCCGGCACCGTATAGGTGTTATTTTTGTACCCATTTTTGTGCGACGTCGCACATATAATTACAGGAAGGTGATACAATGAGCGTAAAATATGCATACGGCTACATCCGGGTATCCACGCACGATCAGGAAGAAATCTCTCCGGATTCCCAGGAGCATCTCCTCCGGGATTATGCAGCCAAAAATAATATTGTAATCCTGAAGATCTTCACGGATCTCGGTATCTCCGGAAGAAAAGCCGATAAACGCCCAGGATTTCAAGAAATGATTGGTCTGGCCAAAGGTCCGGATCATCCGGTTGACTGCATCCTGGTATGGAAATTCAGCCGGTTCGCCCGGAATCAGGAAGAATCCATTGTGTATAAATCTCTTTTAAAGAAGCAACATAATGTAGATGTGATCAGTATCTCCGAGCCACTGGCAGACGGTCCGTTCGGCTCTCTGATCGAACGTATCATAGAGTGGATGGACGAATACTACTCC